GGCGATGTTGATCAAATGAGTTTTGCTTTTCGTGTGATTCGTCAAAAATACAATGATGATCGTTCTGTTCGTACATTGACCGAGGTTAGCCTTGCTGATGGCGATGTATCAGTTGTTACATATCCCGCTTACCAAACAACCTCTGTTGAGGCACGCGAGGCACTACGCAAAGCGATTGATGCAGTTAAAGAAGGCCGTGAAATTACAGGCGAATCTCTAACTGTTCTGCAAACAATTTTTGAAGATTTGAGTGAAGGCCATGATTATATTATGCGTGCCGTTGAAATGATGGCGATGCTTACGGGCGCTGAAGGTGAGATTGAAGAAGAATCCCGCGAAGAAGTAGGCGATTATGTTGAATGGGATTCAAGTGGCGGCACCGCTAAGGGGCGCATTGAACACATTATGAGAGAAGGCGTGCTTGGGATTCCTGGCACAACATTTAGCATTACTGCTGAAGAAGGCGACCCTGCCGTTCTTGTTCGCGTTTATGAGGAATTTCGTGACGGTTACAGACCAACAGAAACTTTGGTTGGTCACAAAATGTCTGAGTTGCGTTACATTGATGCACTACCTGAAGCTACTGAAGAAGATGCAGGCCGTTCTATTTCATTGCGACTAGCAAAGGCAATTGTAAAAAATACAAAATAAGTTTCTGCTGCACAAGTAGCAGATCGAAGTCGGAGCGACCTCACACCCATAAGCGCCGTGAGCAGCAATCGCCACCACCTCACAACACAAATAACTCATAGGAGAAAAATGTCAAAGTCATACCTTGATGTTGCTCTTGAGCGCCGTGATGCTGTTAAGGCTGAAATGGATGCAGTTCTTGAGGCAGTAGCCGCTGAAGAACGCACCGACCTAACAGATGATGAAACAACAAAGGTTGATTCCCTTGTTGAAGAAGCACGCGCACTAGATGCAAAAATCGAAAAGTTCGCAACACAGGCAGCATCAGATGCAAAGGTTGCAGAAATGCGCTCATCTGTTGCAGCAGTAATCACACCAAAAGTAGGCGGTGCAACCGTTACTAAGGAAGCACGCACATACTCTGCTGAAGCTGAAGTTTCATTCGTGAAGGATGCGTACAACGCACAATTCAAAAATGACTTCGCAGCATCAGATCGTCTTGCACGCCACATGCGCGAAGAATCAATCGAGAACCGCGCAGTAGGAACAAGTGCTTTTGAAGGTCTTGTGGTTCCACAATACCTAACTGACCTTGCTGCACCTTATGCACGCGCTGGTCGTCCGTTCCTTGATGCTGCTACAAATGGTCATGCCCTTCCTGCAAATGGAATGACATTGAACATCAGCCGCATGACAACAGGTACATCAACAGCGATTCAGGCAACAGAAAACTCAGCAGTATCTAACACAGATTCTGATGACACTCTATTGACTATCAATGTTCGTACAATTGCAGGTCAGCAAGACCTATCACGCCAGGCAATTGAGCGCGGAACTGGAATTGATACATTCATTCTTCAGGACCTCATTCGTTCATGGCACACAACACTTGATAACCAGTGCCTCAATGGTGCAGGAACATCAGGAACAATTCTAGGACTTGCATCATCAGGTGGAAATGCAATTACTTACACATCAACATCACCAACAGTTGCCCTTCTTTATCCAAAGTTGGCTGACGCAATTCAGCAGGTTCAGACAAACACATTCCAGCAACCAACACACTGGATTATGCACCCACGCCGTCTTGCTTATCTATTGGCTTCAGTTGATGGCTCAAACCGTCCACTCGTTGTGCCAAATGCACAAGGACCAATGAACGCAGTTGCAGCAGGAGCAGGAGCATCCCAATACGGTAACTCAGGTTACTCATTGATGGGTCTGCCAATTGTTACTGATGCAAATGTTGTTACAAATCTTGGAGCAGCAACAAACCAAGATCAGATTTACTGCGTTGCAGCACCTGAAATGCACCTATGGGAGCAGCCAGGCGCACCGTTTGCGTTGAACTTTGACCAAACAACTGCAGGCAGCCTAACAATCAAGGCAGTTGTGTATGGCTATGCAGCCTTCTCAGCAGGCCGTTACCCACTAGCAGCCTCAATTATTTCAGGCACTGGTTTGGTAGCACCAACTTTCTAATCGAAAGTTAACAATTGTGTGGTCGGGTTAGTTCCCCCCGATTAGCCCGACCACACTTCTTAAAATAATCGGGGGATTATGAAAAGCGCACATAAAGTTTCTATTGGCTCATGCGACCCAGGTGATGTCAATGGCAGTTTTGCTTATAGCTTGATACAACTGGTTCAGGCTAGATCATCAAGACTTGGCCCATTCGTTCGCGTCAAAGGTTCAGGGCTTTTATCTAAGCAACGCAATCGAGTTGTCAAACAATTTCTTGAGACGAAATCTGATTGGCTCTTGATGCTAGATTCAGATGAACAATTGCCAGTGCAATCATTTGATAAACTTATTCAATCAGCACATGAGACAGAGCGCCCAGTAATTGCTGGACTGTATTTTGCAAGTTTTGAGACAGGTCATCCGTATCCAAAACCTATTCCCACAATTTACCAAGATACGCCTGAAGGCTTTTTACCATTACATAATTACAACAAAGATTCTTTGTTTGAAGTTGATGCTGCTGGTACTGGATGTTTGCTTGTCCATCGCAGCGTCCTTGAAACAATGCAAGATAAATGCGATACAAACCAGGGCAAAAATTGGGCTTGGTTTTGGGATGGTCCAATTGACGGTGAATGGATTGGCGAGGATTTACTTTTCTGTCGCCGCGTTCGCGCACTTGGCTTTCCTATCTATGCGCACACAGGCGCGATATTGCCTCACTATAAGTCTTATTGGCTAGATGATCGGCAGCACGATATATGGAACGCTTAAAAAAGATTTTCAAAAAGAAACCATTAAAGAAGGAAACAGCAACTGCCATTCCACAGCTTGAAAAAGCGATGCTTCCTAAAGTAGAAACGAGAACAAAGCGTGGCGATTACTAACGGTTATTGCACTCTCAATGATGTTAAGTCATCACTTAACCTAGACGATGCAGCAGAGAACTCTGCCATTGAACTTGCTATTGCCACTGCCAGCCGTCAAATTGATGATTATTGTGGCCGTTTCTTTTACTCAGATGGCACCACAATCGCGCCAGCAACTCGTTACTACACACCGACAGACTGGTGGGAATTGCCCGTTGATGACTTCACGGCAATTACAGAAATTGCAACCGATGATCAGTTTAATCAAACTTACACAACGATTTGGGCGACAACAGACAGAGTTTTTGAACCTGTTAACAATCCGTCTCGCGGATGGCCAATGAGCCGTATCGTGGGTGTTGATTCATATTTTTTTCCTCGATTTATACCGCAATCAGTCCGAGTTAAGGGCGTTTTTGGGTGGAGCGCAGTTCCTTACGAAGTAAAGACTGCAGCAAAGATTCAAGCCTCACGCCTATTCCTTCGCAATCAGTCACCTTTTGGCATTGCTGGTTCAACCGACATTGGCACCGTTCGTTTATCTTCAAAATTAGACCCTGATGTTGAGGCGCTATTGCGCCCACTACGCAAGAACAATGGCTTGGCTGTCTGATGCAACCGAGTGCAGTTCGTAATGGTTTAAAAACTAACCTAGAGACAATTCCTGGGCTAAGAGTTTATGAGTTAATTCCATCACCTGCCGTTGCACCTGCCGCAGTAGTTGGTCAACTTGATTTCACATTTGATATTAACAATGCCCGTGGATTAGACCAGGCAAACCTTGATGTTGTAGTTCTTGTTCAGCGCCTAGCACAAAAAAGCGCACAAACTGATCTTGATAAGTACCTGCAAGGGTCGGGGGATTACTCAATCAAGGCAGCAATTGAATCTGATTTAACTCTTGGCGGTGCCTGCAGCACATTGCGTGTGACATCTGCCCAGGCTGGTTCGTACACATCAGGTGATATTGATTTTCTTTCATACCGCTACAGCCTCACAGTGTGGGGATAGGAGAACAAATGAGCTACATAGTCACATCGGATGTATTTGTACCAAAGAAAAAGGGTGAGTCAATCACCGAAAAAGAATTGCTTGAACTCGGCCTCAACATTGATGCCTTAGTCGCAGGCGAGCATCTAAAAAACACCGCATCAATCAAACCAGTAGAGGAAGTAAAATAATGGCACGCATAGTATTAACAGATGTTTCAGTCACGGTAAATGCTATTGATCTCTCTCAATTTATTACTAGCGTTACTCTTTCAACGAGTGTAGATGTCGTTGAAACTACAGGAATGTCAAGTAGTGGAGCAAAAACCAGGCTGCCAGGATTAAAAGACAATTCCGTAACGCTAGAATTTAATCAGGACTTTGCAGCAGCAGGGCCTGAAATAACAATCAACGCAGTTGGCTCATCACTTGTTGGAACAGTCGTTCCTATTGTAATCAAGCCAACATCAGGTGCAGTCAGTTCAACAAACCCTTCATACACTTTTTCAGCGGTTTGTTCAGAGTGGCAGAATCTTCAAGCTGGC